TGTCAGACCCTGTTCGAAATCGCAGAAAAGATGCTGCCAAATCGTTCAAATGGAATGCAGTGCGTTTTGCTCACAAAGTATACAGCATATTTCACGCCGCACAAAATTGTCAGACTGAATGGTTGATCTGGATGGACGCTGACATGGTATGCCATTCACCCATGAGCACTGGCAAACTGACTGAGTTTTTTCCAGATTCATCAGATATTTGTTTTGCCGGCCGCAGTAAAAAATTCAGCGAATGTGGGTTGTACGGCATGCATGTGGTTGAACCTGCTGTCAAGACCTGGCTGGCAGATTTTCAACACATGTATGATCATGCAGAGCAGGGCATATTCACCTTGGAAGAATGGCATGACAGCTATGTGTTTGATGCAGTGAGAAAACGTCATGCCTTGCGTGAACTCAATTGGACAGCACACTTGCAAATGGGCGAGGGTCATCCCTTGATCAATTGTGAATGGGGTGCATACATTGATCATCTCAAAGGCGCACGAAAAAGCACTGGCAAGAGTCGGCCTGCAGACCTACGAGTGCGCAGACAAGAAGCATACTGGCAATGATATTTTTGAGTAAGAACGGTGACGATGAATACATTGACATGTATGCTCATGGACTAGGATTACAAAGCACACCATTGGAATCATGGCGCTACGAGGACAGCACAGCGCCACTGATGTTGCGTGGTATAATGAAACACAAAATTATCAAACAGTGTTGGGCCGACAAGAGATCATTCAGGTACATGGATTCGGGCTATCTGGGCAATCGCCCTGGGTACCAAAATCCACAAGGATGGAAGGTATGGCATCGCATTGTGCCCAACAACTTGCAACATGATCAAGTGATCAAACGTCCCAGTGATCGCTGGAACCAACTGGGGCTGGAAGTGGCCAATCGTCGACGCGGTAGTACAATACTGATTGTTGCTCCAGATGAAAAGCCTTGCAAGTTTTATGATATAGAACTAGATACCTGGTTGGCAGAGACTGTGGCCACAATTCAACAACACACTGATAGGCCCATTGTGATACGTGAACGAAACCGAAGTCGCATGGATAGAAAGACCAATCGCGTGGAACGAGCCTTGGATGATGTGCATGCTGTGGTCACATTCAACAGCATAGCTGCCACAGAAGCCATCTTGGCAGGTGTGCCTGTGTTTGCACTAGCACCATCAAACGCTGCTCGTCCAGTAAGCAACACGGATTTAACGAAGATAGACAATCCTTGGTTTCCTGACCAGGATCAAATACATGAGTGGGCATATCATTTGGCATATGGCCAATTTCACATAGACGAATTCAAGAACGGCCGTGCAGAACGCATACTTAAACAAACAGAGGAGATACTGAGTGCATGAATACCAAGGGTGGTGGTTCCCAGATGCTGAATCACATTTTCCAAAAATGCTGAAGAAAAGCATAGACAAAGGCGGGCCTGCTGAGTATCAATATCAGGTGCGTGATCGTAGTATGACCTATGTCAAACAACATGGCATAGCCTTGGACATTGGCGCCAACGTGGGACTATGGAGTCGTAGTCTATGTAAAAATTTCCGCACAGTACTGGCGTTTGAACCTGTGGCTATGTTCCGCGAGTGCCTGATTAAAAATGTTGTTGCTGACAACCTGCAGGTCAAAGACTTTGCACTAGGCGATAAACGCACACAGGCCACAATGATCATCACAGAAGGCAACACAGGCCACACCCACATTGATCCTGCCACACTAGGCACTGGTGAGACACAAGTATACAGACTGGATGATCTAGAACTTGACGAAGTAGATTACATCAAAATGGACTGCGAAGGTTATGAGTATCGTATCTTGCAAGGTGCCGAAGCCACTATCAAAAGATGTAGGCCTGTTGTGGTAGTAGAACAAAAACCTCATGATGCATACAGTAGCCAGTATGGACAACATGCTGCCATTGAGCTTATGAAGGGCTGGGGCATGATCAGACTGGATCAAGTCAAAGACGACTGGATCATGGGATGGCAATGAGCACTGGCCAGTTCGATAAGTATGCATTTGTAGAAACAATTTACCGATGAAATCATATATCATTACCATGCTGGGGCATGAACTGTCAGAACAACTATCAGCCCAGTGTAGAGAACAAGCAGCTAAAGTTGGAGTCAACGTAGAAATATTTCAAGCTATCTGGGGACGAGACTACCAACAACACTTGGCAAAACTCAACATCCGACTGGGCAAACAAAAACTCAGCAAAATGACCCTGGGGCATTATGGTAATTTTCTAAGTCATTTTTATCTATGGATGCAATGTGTTCAAGATCAAGTGCCGTATCTTGTGCTAGAACATGACGGATGGCTCATGCGACCAATTCCTCAAGATATTTTTTCACAGTTTGACGATGTATGCAAACTAGATTGTTTTAGCCCGTGGATGAAACAAGATGGCGGCTATGATGTTGTGGTAGATCAGGATCAGACATCGCCTGTCACAGTCTACTCAATTCTAGATATTCCCAAAATAACTGGATACAGTGATCCGTTGAGATTTAAAAGCCGGGCCGGATGTTATAGTTCAGGAGTGTATGCTTACATCATCAAACCACAAGGTGCAAAAAAATTGATTGATTATATTAGAGAAAACGGATTCTTGGCCACCGACAATCAAGTCAACACCAATGTCATGGATGTCAAGGTATGCATACCATCAGTGGCCAGATTACATCCAGTTATGAAAAATAGTGAAATAATTGGGCAGATGTCGACTTCAAGACGCAGTCCAAATCCTCACACAGGAAAAGGTATGGAAAATGCAGAACAAAAATAAACACATCGCACTGACACAAAAATTCAGCACATGGGGAGACAAGTTGTTGCAACACACTGATGTGTTGTACAGTATCCAGCATGATAAAAAATTCCGACCCATTACAATACAACTGTCGCCCTGTGAAGTTTGCAGCAGTGGTTGCCCATTTTGCAGTGTGGCCGACCGACCGCTGAAGTCGTATCTACCATTTGAAAAAATCAAACAAGTGTTGCGTGATTTTCGAACTCTGGGCGCCAAGAGTGTGGAACTAACTGGTGGTGGCGAACCCTTGATCTATCGCGACAAGGATACCCAGGACGACATCAACAGCATAGTTGAGTATGCACATGAACTGGGCTACGACATTGGCATCATAACCAACACGCTGAAACTGTCAAGAATCCGGCCAGAAAACTATCACAAGATCAGCTGGATCCGGGTAAGTCTGATCAAGTTGGACGAAGGATATGAGCCAGAAGATTTTGATTTCTGTGGCTTTCCTCTTGAGAAAATGGGACTGTCATACATTATCTACGAAGGTGACACTGGCACAGGCAACAGGCTGGGCAAACCCTATCGGCCCACCGACGTTGAAACAATACGACGCATTGCTCGAGTGTTGGAACTGCATCCTGAACTGAAATTTGTCAGAATAGCAGGCAACTGTTTGATCAAAGGCAACAATGCACAAATTAGAACACAATTCAAACAAGTGATTGATGAGATTGACACCCTAAACAAAATCTTTATCAAAGACATTGGAGAAGATGATTCCCCATTTGAGGATGGTTGCTATGTGGGCATGATACGCCCATACGTGGCTCCTGATCCACACGGCAATGGCAAGTATCAAGTGTACATTTGTACCAGTCATGTGTTAAACAAACAAAACTATGACCTAGATTATTCACTGTGTGATGTGGACAATATTATTCCCACATGGCAACGACTCAGCGACAACTATGCGGCCAAAGGATATCCATACGAAGTAAAAAACAACTGTGGACAAGATTGGACCGAAAGTTGCAAATACTGCTACTATAAATTCAACAACAAAATTTTACACACTGTGGCACAAGAAATGCCGGATCGGAACTTTCCATGACACAAGTATTTGACGAACAGTACTATCGTTCCAACAACTATGTTGATTATTTCTCCAAACGTGAACGATACGTAAAGACCGCTGAAGAAATACAACAGGTGTTTCACAAATTCAGTCTCATCAACCAAGATTCAACCATACTAGATTATGGATGCAGTTTGGGTTTCTTGATCAAAGGATTTGAAAAAGCTGGATTCAAAAACGTTTTTGGGTATGATATCTCCGACTGGGCTGTGGAGCAAGCAAGAAAAAATGATTGTAAAATACTGGAGCATGCTCGGGGCACATTCGACCTGGGCATATTTTTAGACGTGCTAGAGCACATGACTGATCAACAAATTGCTGAATTATTTTCTCAACTCAAACTTGATAAAGTTTTGGTTAGAATACCATGTGCTGTTGCCAAACAGCCCAATGAGTTTTATCTAGAGGTATCTCGACGAGACTCTACACACATAAACTGCAAAACAGATCAACACTGGATAGAACTGTTCCGAGATCTAGGTTATCAAAATTGTTTGCGACTCAACATGTCAACCATATATGATTCACCTGGTTGCTTTTGTTGCTTGTTCATGTGAGATAAGGCAAAAACTTTTGATACACACGGCCTGCACGAGCATCTTCGTCACTCCAGTGTGCGGCTGCTAGATCATAAATCCACTGTTCTCTAGAGAATACATCTGGCGATTCAATCTTACTGATATCCTGGTTGGCCACTGACCAGGCCACACAACTGGTGTCATCTGCAAACACAGGTATGCCTTCACACACCGCAGCCACACTGGCACTGCTGTTGAAAAACACTGCTGCATGTGCTCCTTGTAGGTTGTCAATCAAACGACTTTGAGTAGGTTCAATTATAACTATGTTTTGTCTCTTGCTCATTTTGCGGGTGTATGCTGCAAAATCTGCCATGTTGTATTGGCCCGGGTGTGGGCGTACCCAAATTTGTCTACTGCTAACTGATCTAATCTGATGTATTTTGTCGTGCAACCAAGTCATGGGATCCAGTGTTTTCATGGCAAATCCGCCGTCTCGTTGCATGCCGATCAAAATGTGTCCTGTACTGTTTGTCTTGGCAGGTTTTAAATCAACTCCCAGGGTGCGACTGATTTCCAGCCATTTGGTAGCATCACTGTTGCGATTGGCATATTCAGCACGATCATAAAAAGGTCCGCCAAGACTGTACCGCAAATAACTGCCTTGATTGTCAAGATACTTCCAGCATGACGCATCTATACACAGAGTATGAAATCCCAGCTTGCGTTGTTCAGGTATGATTTGTTTGCGCAGGGCAATATTACGCCCACCTGTGTTGGTAGTGGCCCAACCTAGGATCACAGCCAGCCGACTGGGAGTATAACGATGTTCCCATTCCACTTGCACTGTGTGCCCTGCAGCTTGGACACCCTCAGCAAAACTTTCCAGGCATTGTATTTTCCTAGAATGTTTCTGCGGATTAGCAACACTGCTAATGTAAACCACTACATCAACCACCCTGCAAGATTCTCCATGCTGTGCCGTCGCGCATTTCTGCTTCGGTAAATTGGCAATAGGCCATATGTGCCGCCCAGGCTTCAACTTCATCCAAGGTAGGCACATGAGGCTTTTCAATGGCATCTAAACTCTGACTGCACAAGGCAGCAGCCGCATTAGGCCCAAGTGTGATAGCAGGTTTACCATTCAGCAAGGCTTCTCCAGCAGCAATACTTGAGAATGTGATCAAACAATGTATGTCTTGTTTGAGTGCATGTGCCATACTGTCGTCACTGGTTCTGGCAGTGCGACTGGGTTTGCGTCTAACCACCACTTCACGATCAGTATGAGCACCAATTTCTAACAGTACATTAGCAAGCCATTGCTCTAAATCAATGTCATAAAGATTCAACAGTTTTTGACTGGGTGGTGCCAACAATATCTTGCTGCCACGATAGAACTTGCATGGTTGAAAACCTGTGGCCGCTAGTCTATCTCTAGGACGATCAATTATGGGACCAAAGTTTTGCACATCATTCTTGGTCACTCTATGAAACGTTTTCTTTTTACCGTTGCCAAAATAGCCAGTGTCAATGTAATAAAAGTCACGCCCTGTGGCACGGCAAATATTCATTTCTTTGCGTTTGGTTATGCCACGCAACACCACCGGAGTCATTGACTGTTCACTTTTGCTCCAGTTGGTTATTCGGCCTCCGCAGCCCATGGTAAAACTTTCTAGTACAGGATCAAACATTTTTCCCTTTTCTGCATATTTAAAATCGCCTGCATTTACATCTATAGCATGCACAGCATTGTTGTCTAAAAGTTGTATCTTGTTGGTCAGAGTCTCAAGATTCATGCCATAAAAATCGCCTGCAGGATCCACACGATATTTCAATACATCATAAAATATTTCATTGACTTCAGGTGCCGTAACATCCAACTCATGTGGCTGCGGGACCACAGTATGTGATTTTACTTTGACAGTTTGTTCGCAATGTGTGGTTCGCTGCTTTTCTTCATGCCATTCTGATGAAAAATGACCTTGCGTGGCAAACTCATGGAAACAAGGGGTACCCAGAGTATAGTGTACCAACTTGGCCTCAGGATTAGCATCATATTCAACATCCAACCAGTTCCATTCTGGGGGCAGTTCGCCAATGCGATCATCATCTAGCCAGGTGAATCTATGCAGTTCTGCACCTGTTGATTGTTGCACAAACTCTGGAGTCAACTTGCGATTGGGAAAACTGTTGCAGTTCCACAAGATCACACTTGACCAGTTCTTGCGTGGATAATCTTCGTTCTTGCTGCCAAGATACTTTTCAGTCATGCGTGTTTTATAGTCGTGTTTGACAACCATGACGTCTTTGGCAAGATTTTGCAACTCCCACAGTTTTACAATGTCGTCACGCAAGATCATGTCGCCATCAATGAATATGGCCCAGCCAGTGTAATCCATCAAATGAGGCACAAGAAATCTTGAATAGATAAATTGATTGCTGCCGTCAGTGTGTGTTTCATCGTAGTCTCGAAACAAGTTTAAGGCCACAGGAATTATAGCTACAGGCTGACTGGCATGTCTAATGATTGAGTTAACACACACATGGTATGCCACAGCCTCTCTAGGATCGTATCCTACAAACACAGGAATTGGCTTCATTTCTTACGCTCAATATCTTCCTCAACACAGTTTTCACCGTATTGGATTTCAATCAACTTGAGTGGCGTGTCTGTTTCGTTGCACAACATGTGCCACTGGTTCTTTTTGATCCACACATAGTCATGCTGTTTGAAGTTGCCAACCAAGTCGTGATCAGTTCCTGCATCTAGTGTGTACACTGCGGCTTCGCCTTCGGCCACAAACCAAAACTCTGCACGTTGATCATGTCGTTGCATGCTCAAGCATGTTTTAGGCATCACAGTGAGTTCTTTGAGCTTGGTGTTGGCTCCTACTTCATGCAACACACGATAGTACCCCCAGGCACGATTAGTCTGGGGTGTTTTCCATTCAGTCAATATCCATGAACTGGAATTTTTTTTGTCCTCTCCCCCTACACCAAATGCAAATTCAACGTCTGACATACGCATTTCGGGGATGTTGTCGGATGTTCTATCTCCGCCATTGGCAAACACAAGGTCAGCGTCGGGATAATGCGCACGAACCTGCTCTATAAAATGACATGCAGAGCCGTCTGAATCATCAAAGGTATAAACTTCATCAACCATGCTTAAATTGTTGATAATACACAGGCGTTCGTTCCAGGGCATAAATGCCCGACCTTTTTTGCGTTCTAACCATTCATCTGAATTGAGACCCACAATTAATAGATCTCCGAGAGTGCGAGCAGATTTTAAATAAGCAATATGCCCAGAATGGATGGGGTCAAAACCTCCGGTTACAAGTACAATTTTCATGCAGATATTTAACCAATGTGCTCAACACACCACCAAAAAGCCGCCCAGGCTTCAAAAAAGAACAAGAGAAAAAAGATTTCCATTTCTTCTAGATCTCTTTGCCAACGTTCACCGTCGGTCATGTTATACTGTGATATCTTCCATGCCTGCTGTGCGTAGTCGTACCACGTGCCCCATTTGCCACTGCTTGGTATCCAGACCTTTCATTATGCCCAACCAACGATTACGTAGAAGTGCCACTTCATTGATGATGGTTTCAAAGTCCACAACTTCTTCTTCGCCATCCACGTACTTTTCAGCATCACGTGCTGTGAGCGCACGAGCATATCCTTCTAAATATTTTTTAAAATGTTTGGTACGTATTTTACGTAGTTGAATGTTGAGAAAGTTCAACACAGCTTCAATTTCTTGTAGCTGGTTGAACCTGTGCTCAGTTATGCCTGGCAGGGCTGTGATGTTCTTTTCTACTAGGCCGCTAATTTTGCAGTCACGTTTGGCATCCGTGAGTTCTGACTCAAAATGTGCAATGAAGTCAGGAATGTTGCCAAGGTCGGCAACTACTCGGCTGTACCACATCAGTAGTCATCTTCTTTGTTGTAGTTGTCCTCGTCATCAAACTCTTCTTCCTCTTCTTCCTCATAGTCCTTGTCATTGTCCAAGTATGCAGTTAGAGCTTTTTTAATGTCTGAATCGCCTTTGAAGGCTTCTCGAATTTCTTCAACGTCATGATCATGATCAATCAGGATAGACACAATGCTTTCGGCAGCATCTATACGATCTACCACGTTGACGTATCGTTTTAGTTCACCCCAAATTTCGCTTGCTACTTCTGCTGACATTTTATTCCTCCGTTGCGTCGGCTGTACTTACCTCGGTCTTGATGTTGTTGAAGTCAGCCATGACTTTGTCCAAACAACCATCATCGTTCTTTTCCCATGCTTTGCGGAACTTCTTGATGATCTCGCCATCGCTGGTGGTAAACACCAAGCTGTTGCCTTCACGCTTGAGCATTTCTTTTTTCTCAATCAAGTCTACCAAGCCTGAGTAAGGGCTCATACCTGTTGTGTAAGGAATCTTGACCTGCACACCTTCAAACGGTTTGGCATAGCGTGTTTTCATGACTTTACAGCCTGCACGAATACCGTTGACATCACTCACCTTGTTGCCGTCCTCGTCCTCTTTGAGCTTCATTTTCTTCATGGCCACCACAATTGAACTGGCGTAAATGAAACCTTGGCCGCCACTGATTTTATCATCAGGGTCAAACATGTCTTGGCTAGCGTATGTGTGGTTGGTACAAACCAGGCCCACATTGTAACT